TCCAGACGGAACAACTTGGCAAATGGAAGTAAAAACTTCTGCAGGTTCTGATCACAACAAATCAGGGGTAGCGACAGGACAATCAGAAGAATTCACACTTAAAACTAACTTTGATAAAACAACTGTAACCTTAAAACTTTGGGCTGAAAATGGTACTGCCTCTGCAGGAGCTGTTGGTCATATAAGTTTAAAATATTAGTGACAACGAAGTGTGTAAAATGCGATTGCATTTGCCACTGTGGTTCAACTTGTATGTGTGAATGTGCAGTATGTGAACATGAAAAAAAAGAAGCTAACAAAGACAGTCCCCCCGAAGAAGGGACCTACCCCACAAGGCTTGCAAATAAATTATAAAAAGATACAAATAGTTAAGACAAACAAATAAGGAACTTAACTATGAAACACGCCTACTTTAAGATACCTGGGTGGTTCAATTACTCCGAGACATATGACATCATTGTAGATGCAATACCAGAAGATGGTATTATTGTAGAAATTGGATCTTTTCTTGGTAGATCAACACATTACTTAGGAACATCATTAATGAACGCAGGTAAAGAAGATGTAAAAATTTATTGTGTTGATACTTTTGAAGGTTCTTCAGAACATGCAAATATAAAATTACCTAAAGACTTTTCTTCTATATTTAGAGAGAATTTAAAATTCTTTATTGGAAGAGATATGGTCAGATTATGTCAAGGCAGATCTGATGACATAGCCATTTTAGAAAGGTTTGAAGAAGCAACAGTTGATTATGTTTTAGTTGATGGTGCACATGAATATGATGCTGTCAAAGAAGATATAATTAATTGGTGGCCAAAACTTAAACCTAATGGAGTAATGTTTGGTGATGATTACTCTCTTACTTCAGTTTCGCAAGCAGTAAAAGATGGTTTGGGAGCAATACAAGTTGAATCTTATGGAGCCAATAAAGGTTTTGAACAAACTTGGTATTCTGCAAAGAACGGAGAGAATAAACAGTTTGAAAAACTTATTCCTGGTGTCAATACATACACATGAGTCTCTTTGTAATACACAACTATCAAAAAGAACTCAAAGCTGTAAAAGATCAGTTGTTTGATCATTTGACACAAGGGGTTGAAAATTTCGAAGAATATAAGTATATTCAAGGAAAGATACATATGATTGACATATGCCAACAGGAACTTTCTCGCCTGCTGGAACAAGAGGAGAAAATAGATGACTAAAACTTTATACGTGCCAGATCACGTATTAGAAAAATACAAAAATCCTAATGAGGGTGTCGACCCTGATAGGAAAGAATTACAAAAATTACCACAACCTGTTGGATGGAGAATCTTGGTCTTACCTTTTAAGGCTCAAGAAAAAACCAAAGGTGGTGTTATACTTACAGACAAGACAGTTGAGGACTCTCAACTAACAGCATCGGTCGCTTTAGTTTTAGCAACAGGACCAGATGCCTATAATGATAAAGAAAAGTTTCCTAATGGACCTTGGTGTAAACAAGGCGATTGGGTCGTGTTTGGCAGATACGCAGGATCAAGACTTAGAATAGAAGGTGGAGAAGTTAGGTTACTCAATGATGACGAGATACTCGGAACAGTTGAATCACCTGAAGATGTATTAACAATTATTTAACATGGGAGGTAAACCATGCAAACAGAAATAACATCTGGTCAAAAAGAAAAGATGGTCGATCTTGATACCTCGGGAGAGGGTGCCGAAGTAGAATTAGAAGATAAAGCACATGGCACAGTCAGTCCTGAAAAGTATGAAGAAGTAAAGACTGAAGAAAAAGATCCACTAGATCCAAAAGTTGAAGTTCAAGAAGAACAACAATCTGAGGAAATGGATCAATATTCAGATAAAGTAAAAAAACGAATTGATAAATTAACATACAAGATTCGTGAAGCTGAAAGAGAAAGAGAAGCTGCTCTTAGTTTTGCTCAAAACGTGCAAAAAGAATTATCAGACGCAAAGAAAAAAACTTATGACATTGACAAAGGTTACATGTCAGAAAGTGAAGTTCGTAATAAGATGGCTGCAGATCTTGCACGTCAAACTCTTATACAAGCTAGAGAAGCGGGTGATTATAATAAAGAAGAAGAAGCAAGAGCTGCTTTAACAAAACTTGATCTTGAAGCTGAAAGAATTCGAGTTACTAAATCTAAAAAAGAACAAGAGTATGAAGATTTCCAAAAAGAATTGGAACAGGGGCAGAAACAAGCTCCCGCACAAGAACAAAGACCACAACCTTCATCTAAAGCATTAGCTTGGGCTGAAAAAAATACTTGGTTTAGGTCTGATGCGGATATGACTGATTATGCTCAAAGAATTCATCGAGGATTAGTAGCAGAAGGATTTGACACGGAATCAGATGAATACTATGATGAATTAACCAATAGGGTTAAAACAAAGTTTCCAGAGTCTTTCCAAGGCTCGGATCAGGCTACCAGAAGCAACAAACTCGCCCAACCAGTTGCCTCTGCATCAAGGTCTGCAACCAGTGGGCGCAAATCTGTTAGGTTGACTCCTAGTCAGGTAAAAATAGCTAATAAGCTTGGAGTTCCTCTAAGCGAATATGCTAAGTACGTTTAGGAGGTACAACATGACAGATACAAAAACACCAAGAAGTGCACAAACAAGGGCAACTGAGGAAAGAAGAAAACCTTGGAAGCCACCGTCTCAATTAGACGCACCACCATGTCCTGATGGATATAAGCAAAGATGGCTCCGTCATCGTGTAAATGGGGCAGATGATACTAAAAATATCAATGCCAAACTCAGAGAGGGTTGGGAGTTAGTGAGAGCTGACGAAAACGACAAAGACCTTTACTCTGCTTACAACGGAAGTATCAAAGCTTATGAGGGTGTCATCAGTGTAGGTGACTTGCTATTGGCAAGAATACCAACGGAGATTGTTGAAGAGCGTAATGCTTATTTCAAACGCAAGACTGATCAACAGACTGAAGCGTGGGAAACAGATCCGTTAAAAGAAGAACATCCTAGCATGCCTATCAATTCCGATAGGCAAAGTCGTGTGACTTTTGGAGGTCCTAAGAAAACCAACTAAGTCACTTTATAATAAAGGAGATGAACGATGGCAAATCAATCTGGATATTACGGATTTCGTCCCGTGAAAATGCTCGGTGCTGCTTACAATGGTCAAGGTCAAAGTGAGTACACTATTGCTAATAACGAGGCATCCGCAATGTATCAAGGCGATCCAGTAATACTGGTCGCAAACGGAGCTATTGATGTCGGTTCAACTGCTGGTGCTGAACTAATTGGAGTTTTTAATGGTTGTGAATATACTGATCCTACTACAGGAAAGCCTACTTTTTCAAATCATTATCCAGGCAGTGTCGCAGCGGCGGACATCAAAGCATTTGTTATAGATGACCCGAATGTAATATTCGAAGTCAAATGTGACGATAATAATGCAGCGCAAGCACAAGTGGGTACAAACTGCAACATCGCAACATACAGCGCAGGTTCTTCAATAGATGGAATCTCAAATGTTGTTGTTGATGGTAGCACTTTTACTACTAACGCAGGCGGCAACTTTAGAGTAGTGGGTCTATCAACTGATGTTGATAACAGTGATTATTCTGCAGCAAATGCAGCTATTCACGTTAAGATTAACTTACACTCTCTAACAGACACAACAGGTATATAGGAGGTTAAACTATGGCTATATCTAGAAGTCAACTCGTTAAAGAGTTAGAGCCGGGTTTAAATGCACTATTTGGCCTGGAGTACGGACGTTATGATGCTGAGCATACCGAAATATTTGAAACAGAAAATTCTGATCGAGCATTCGAAGAAGAAGTAATGTTATCAGGTTTTGGTAATGCAAGAGTAAAGTCAGAAGGTGGATCAATTGTTTATGACAATGCAACAGAAACCTTCACAGCACGTTACACACATGAAACAATTGCACTTGGTTTTGCAATCACTGAAGAAGCTGTTGAAGATAACCTCTACGACAGAATCTCAGCAAGATACACAAAATCACTTGCTCGTTCTATGGCAAACACCAAGCAAGTTAAAGCTGCTAACGTATTAAACAATGCGTTTGATGCTAACTTTACTGGTGGTGACGGTGTTGAGCTTTGTTCTACATTGCACCCAACTGTAGCAGGTACACTAGCTAATGAGCTAGCAACTGCTGCTGACTTAAATGAAACCTCACTGGAGCAATCATTAATTGATATTGCTGCATTTACTGATGAGAGAGGTTTACTTATCTCTACACAGGGAAGAAAACTTATCATTCCTTCAGAGCTACAATTTGTTGCTGACAGACTTATGGCTTCAGCAAACAGAACAGGCACTGCAGACAATGATATCAATGCACTTAGAAATATGGGCATGCTTCCTGAGGGATATGTAGTAAACCACTACTTAACGGATAATGATGCATTCTTCATCAAGACTGATATTCCAAACGGTTTCAAGTTATTCCAAAGATCCCCAATTAGAACATCTATGGAAGGTGACTTTGACACTGGTAACGTAAGATACAAAGCTAGAGAGAGATACTCATTTGGTTTCTCAGATCCTAGATGTGTATTTGGTTCTCCAGGTGCTGCATAAGCATTTAACCGATAACTAAATTTAAAGGGGCGTATGTCTTTGACTGCGCCCTTTTTTTATGCTTATATAAAACTTTATTAACCCTATGACCCTTCGGGGACTATTTACAAAAAGGAGATAGACATGGGAACAACTACATTTTCAGGCCCAATTAAGGCTGGAACAGTAAGAGAGGGTGCAAGCGCAAACGCAGGTTTTACCCTTATGGCACAATCAGCAGTAATTGATATTATTGGTGCTACAAACACAACAACAATTGGTATCGTACCAGCAAATTCACAGATCGTAGATGCTATACTTAATACAACAACTGTATCAAACGATGGTGGAACTGGCGTAGTGCAAATCGGAACAACAGCCGATCCAAACGCTTTTATGTCAGACACAAACGTTAAAGCATTAGGTGTAACACACACTGGAGGCACAACTTCAGCCGCTAATGATGTTGGTACAAGTGATGTAACCTGTACTGCAACTTACACAGCAGGTAACGGTGATGGCACAACAGGTGTTGCTACAGTAACTATACTTTATGTTCAGAACAACAACTTAGCATAGTACAAGTCTAGGAGATAATATGGCAGATACAGTAACAGGACCACAAATCTTACAAGAAAACGACAACAGAGCTACAGTTAAACTTGTCGTTGTGTCAGATGGTACGGGCGGTACTACTGTTATGGGTGATGTGTCAGCATTAGCTGCAAATAATTCAGGTCAAGCTGTTGCAAGAATTTCAATTCAACAACTATGGTTTAGTTGTTCTGAAGGAGATGGTGGTAACGCTTATGCTCGTCTGGAATATGAAGATAGTGATGGAGATATACCTATAATTACATTAATTAGTAGTGGTAACTTTGATTTTAGATCGTTTGGTGGACTACCATCAAACACAAGTAGTAACTCAAATCAAAATGACATTCATGTATTTATTCCATCAACAGCAGATGCTGGTAATACATTCAGCATAATAGCAGAGTTCAAGAAAATCTATTAGGATGGCAGATAAGCAGCCACCTAAAACTAAAAAATATTTCCGCTCCACCAAAAGTGGGGCGGGAATGACTAAAGCTGGTGTTAAGAAATACAGAGCTGATAATCCTGGTTCTAAATTAAAAACAGCAGTTACAGGTAAAGTTAAACCGGGCAGTAAAGCTGCTAAAAGAAGAAAATCTTTCTGCGCAAGAAGTGCAGGACAAATGAAAAAATTTCCCAAAGCTGCTAAAGATCCTAACTCTAGGTTAAGGCAAGCAAGAAAAAGATGGAGATGTTAGTGAAACAACTTGCAATTATATTACTTATATTCACAACTGTAGCTATTGTTACAGACTCAAAAGCAAATACCAATACCGTATCGTCAACAGTTTTAAATAATGCACCCGCAACAGCGAATGCACCGACCGTCCTCAACTCAAATTCTGATATTTGCAAAATCGGAATTGGCGGAAGTGTTCAAAATAATATTTTAGGCGTAGCTACAGGTTACGTCATCACAGATGAATTTTGTGAGCGTGTCCGCACTAGTCGAGCACTTTATTCCTACGGCATGAAGGTGGCTGCAGTGAGTTTGTTGTGTCAGGATCATCGTGTCTGGACGAGTATGAAAAATGCCGGGACTCCGTGCCCAGTTGATG